GAAGCAAGCCCGAAAAGCCGCTAGCTAGCGGCTCCAGGCAAGACTCGGATCCCAGTGAGAAACCAGGACCCATTTGGTTGACTCGCGTCCGAGGTAACCCCTAACGGGCTCATGCCCATCAAACATAGGAGGTACACTCTTCAGCTCGTTCCTTGCGTGGTTAGCACTTATGCGAAGCTCCTGCCGAAAGGCAGTGGCACACACGCCGTGTAGGTTACGTACGTTCCAGATCCGACTAGTTTCCAAGTCAGGATCCTTGTGGTCTCCACTGCGGCTCAGTATATCGAGTCGCATGAGCTCCACACCGTACGTTCCCTTGCGGCGCGTGGGTATCGCACTGTGGATCTGCTTAACCATATAACCTTCCTCACCCGAGTCAGCTCGCCGCACTCGAAGCTTGTCAGGTTTGACCCTGACAGAAATCTTCTTGAACGGTCTGCGAACGGAACCAGGGAGTGCCTCACCACGAGACACTATGAGACCTGAATCGCCGAGTTGATCCGGAATAGGACAGTCTCTCCAAGCCTTCGGAACCCGCGAACGAATCGCGAGCCACAATGGCTTCCATTTGGAGTTGCATAGACCATCATAGGAGGTGCGTCTAGACCAAAGCCTTAACGCGTTTGCTACCTGCAATGTGTACGGTGCCCCACTTATCATTTCGGGGTCCGTTGCACTTCGCAAATAGTAAGGTCGAACATTCTGGCCTTTAAACCAGTCCGTTCCGCAGGATTCGAAGAAACTTCCGGCCAGGAAGCTCTTCTTTGTGTTCACGCGGAAGCCCAATAACTCCAGCGTACCGATCACATTGGTTGCGTCTTCGGCGGGGACAATGATGTCATCCCCGTAGACTGTTATCAACCGATGCTTACTCCTGGAAACACACGCAAGACAGACGGCAAGGAAGATCACCGTCTCGACCGCAAATGTGAACCCATTTCCCATTGACGAGAACTTCTCGAGCTCACGCCACTCCCCATCAATCAGAATCCGTTCTGATCGGGCTAGGTCCAGTAGTTCGAACCATCGCTGTGGGAAGAGAGAGTAAACCACCCACCAGGCTATCAGGTCACTCGCTTTACTCATGTCTATGGTTGCAAAGCCACAGGCATACGAGAGTTCCGCAAGCACCTGATTCACCGACTGGGTGGATAGATCGATTCCAAAACGCTTCAACCTTTTACGGAGGACCCTATCAGCTCCAAGCTGAACTCGAGAGTTCAGTGTCGCTTCAGTAGCCGCCCCGCGGTCGGTCTTGGCGTTCTTCGGAACAGTGAAGAACTTACTCCCCTCTACGATTCGTAGACTTCTACCACCACGAAGGAGGTAATCCATCCACTTGTCGCCGAGCACCGCTCGTGCGAAAGGAGCAAGCTTTTGAGTCACGTGCATTTGTTCGTCGTATTTATCTGACAAGCAACTGCCTTGACCTTTGACCCCAGTGGTCGCTCCAGCTCCAAAACGTGCGTGATTTACTACGTCGTCCAGGAGATCAGGAGTTAAGTCACCAACTATCCTATGAACCCACTGCCTTACGGCATAGAGCTCTGGAGGTAGCCTTTCGGCATAGCCCCTAAAGGTGTCGTTAGTAACACGGCACTGTTCCTCAGACTCATAAAACGAGTCTTTCGCAACCTGTTGGCGGTCAATCCCCAAAGGTAAATTTGCGGACTTCGATAACATCTCCGTGACGAGGTAATCCTCAGCGAAATTGCTGGGTTCCTCGTAATACAACGGATTAGTTTCTAGGTCCAACAGCTGGCCGTATTCCTGGTTTTCCAGGAGAAGCTTTACGGCAAGCGCCCGGGGTGTACCCACAACAGAGCATGTTGCTAGAGTGGTCGAGACTTCGAACGCAAGGTCCGAAGACGTGTCTATAGCAAAACTACGAGACATGGGACTTCCTCTTGTTAACAGTTCAGCTCCGAGTTACAGGAGCTTCTCTATGGCAGTTCGCAAAGCATCGGTGAGACACTGAGCGAAGCTAACAACGCCGACAAGGACAGCAATCATCAGAGGGGTAATCCCCCGAATCATGCCTCCCCGTTGCAACGACGGGTCTTTAGGGTTCGGGCCTGGTGGCCCTGAACCTAACCATAGAACGGGTCTCTCTCTACCACGTAGTCGTCGACGGACGCATGGGCGATCAGGGCCTTGGCCACTGACCACGCCACCGTACGATCGGCGACCGGCATGGATCTGGGAGAGATAACCTGGAACTGAAAACGCCAGGTGTCATCCACCTGCTCGTTACCGTCAGCGTCGGTGTACGGAATCGGAATGGCAAGGAAGCCATTGGTCCGATCGGTAGGCCGTTGCAGGGTGGCGCGCGAAAACTTCAGATTGAGCGTTTGGGCCGCGACCGGCGTATGGTTTGCCGTATCGTCCCATTCTAACTCAGTCAGTTCGGGCCCCACTTTTCCGGTGGGCGAGAACACGTGGTCAACTGCAGAACTGTCAGTCAAAGTGATGGCAGTCAAAGCACCCATCTTTATAACTCCTCTGAGGGGCAACCCCTCGTGTATACGGCGTCTGAATGACGCTATGATTACGGATGTTTATGGTCCGGATCCGGCGCCAGTTAGGCAAACCTTCACCCTTCCACGTTTGGCTTTAGGAGACCGAGCGTAATACTTACAGTATGTATCACTCGACGTCCTCACCATTCTGGGATCACGCTTTAGTCGGCATCGCAGCTGTTTAAGCATGCTAACCGAGTGGGCGACTTTCCTCCAACTTTCGGAGGGATCCCATCGTGGTGCAACTGGAAGTGGAATACCGCCAATAAATAACGACCTCTCGTGTGTACGATGGAGCACCTGTCCGCGACGAATCGCGTGGTAGCCACCTTCAACACCATCGAGGTATGGCGGAAAGTACTTATGATAGTACATCCACTTCCGTGTGAGCGTGCCCCTTATGTCATCGACGTACCGTAGGGCGTCAAGCCCATAAAGCCAGTCACCAATTGGGATTCCCCAATCGATTACGTGACTGTACGGCATAATCGAATACAAGACATAAGCCGCGTTGTCCACATGAAACGCAGGCGGGCCTTCCGGCCTGAACCTAACGTAGAAGACGCCACGGTCGCTCGATTCTGAGTTTCCGATATGGCCATTTTCATTAAACCGCGACGTAATTCTGCCGCCTGTCCTGAACTTGAAGTACAGGGGGTCGGCTAGTCGCTCGTTCAACCGCTGCGCTGAATTGAAGAGGTCATCAGCCAAAGGCTTCAAACCCCAACTCGCAGCCAACCACGCAGAGGAGACATCACATGTAGTGAACTTGTGCTTAGGGAAGACTTTCGTCCTCAATGCACGCCACGTACTTGCAACGCCCTTGGCATACCGCGTAAACATATCTGCGGTTTGCCGGTACTCTGCCAACGACTCACCTAGGGAAGTGCTATGGTCCTTAATCTTCTCGCGAAGCTTTTGGTTCCAGTCGCTTTCCTCGTACTGCCGTACCTCCGGGTCCCATGTTTGGCCAGGCTGGGTATAAAACCAGATCTGTTTCCAAAACGGGATCGGTGGGCACTTATAGCAGCACGAGTAATTCCCTCGGATATATGGGCCGTTACTACACAGACCATACAGGTAAGACCTGGTACTTTGCTTCGCTTGTGGGGTGAGATAATCCCACGGCGCCAGCTCCAGGTTTTCCGGTCGTTCTCGGTGCTCTGGCTCATTCTTGATTTGCTCAAAGAATTGGTAAGGCATCGATGTGTACCCCTCGATCGGTGAGGAGCAAGTGGTTTCCCAATTGCTCTTTTCCAACCGGTAGGAGGACCACACCTGGGTCACCTGTCCCATCTTTCATCTCCTTTCGTTGTGGTTAGGGTTTCGCAACCCGCCACTAGTACGATCGGAGTGTCACAAAGTGTAAAGCTATTGTGACAGCGGGTAGCGAGCCAGAATGGTTTTCACGCCATTCAGTGTTTACTACCTGTTGGAACACCTTCCCTAGTCTCACGACTGTG